ATCAGTGAAGCACCGACTGTGACGCGCCCTTTTGCGTCCACGGTCACTTTGGTATACGTACCCGCTGTCACGCCAGAGTTGGCAAGTGTGCCTGTCCCGGTCACGTTGGCTGAGCCGTTAAAGCTACCGCTGGTGTAAGTCAGGTCGCCGGTTATGGCGATGGTTCGGCCAGTGGTCAGAGTTGCCGCTGAGCCGGTTGTGTTTTGGTTTAGCGTTGGAATATCCGCTGCTTGAATCGCAGACAGGGCCGCAGCCGTTCCGTTAGAGCGCAGATATTGGCCGGAGGTTTGAGTTCCAGTCAAGGCGGTAATGGCTGCAGCGGCGGTTGTCTGGCCAGTGCCTCCGTTGGCAATGGCCACTGTGCCCGTGACGTTTGCTGCCGTGCCAGAGGTGTTCTGGTTGCCTGCAGTGTTGACACCGGGGAGGTTGATGTTTGCAGAGCCGTTGAAGCTCACCCCACCGATGGTGCGGGCAGTTTGCAGTGTGGTGGCTGTAGCGGCGTTGCCAGCTCGAGTATCCGTCTTGAAGTCATCCAGCATCGCCTTGGTGATGCGCAGCTCAACGATGTCGTTGGCCGCGTATGCGCGGGCGGTCGTGCCCTCCTGAGCACGCTGGACTGTGAACGTATCAGTGGCTCGTGCCGTTACCTTGACAACCTCTAGGTTGCCCGCCGAGTCCATCAGCGTGGCGTAGAAATAGTCTCCGCCGGTGATGACAGGAAACTTCGCACCGTGGCCCGCCGTCACCGAGAAACTGGTTGCGACGTTAGTGATAGAGGCCGACAGGGCCGATACCGCGTTGTTTGCGTACAAGACTGGCATTATGCAACCCTCAAAATTTCAATAGTCTCAAGTGTAGCCGTTGCACTAGCGCCCTGCACAGTTACAGCCACCATACCTGCATCTTCGAGCTCGGCAGCGACGTCAATATCAGCGTAATACACGCTGCCCACGCCAATATCACCGACAGCTGCACTTAGACCCACAGACATCACACTGACGTCGCTGCCGAGCTCGGTAAAAGCCACACCTGCCGAAATATCGCTATGCGTATAAAGTTTGCGCAATAACGCATCGACAATGACCACCTGCGCCAGTGCGTATCCGTTGACGTTCTTGGTGATGTACAGCGTTGTGTCAGCAGCGCTGGCCTGCGATTGCACAATTCCGTCGAGGCTGATAGCCAGTCTGAGCGCAGCGACCACCGTGGTGATTTCGTCGCCAGCGCCGGATATGGGCTTGTTGACGTTCATCAGCGCGGAAACAGTGGCCTGCGACGTCACAGCGGCTGCCATACGCACTTGAATGCCCAGTAGCGCGGTCGTGGATGCAGCGGCATTACCGGCCACAGCCATGTTCTTGGTCAACGCAGCGTTACCAGCTGTCTGAGCAACGGCAGTCGCCGCTACGACCATGTTCTTGTCAAGCGATGCGGAAGCGGAAGTGGTCGCAACTGCCTGCGCCTGAATGTTCAGGTTCTTGGTAATAGCCGCAGCCGCAGGTGCCACACTGAGCGTCACTGCTGCGCCGCAGGCCATGTTCTTAGACAAAACCGCTGTGGCTGTCGTTGTGGCTGTGGCCGCGCCAGCGCCGCTAAACTTCAGGTCTGCGGTGACCATGCCAACCGTCGTAGCCACAGCGTTGGCCGAGGCCTCCATCACTTTGGTCAGCGCACCCGTAGCGCTCGTACTGGCCGACGCAGAAGCGGCGACCGTCATGTTCTTTGTCAGTTCCGCTGCGCCAGCTGTGGTGGCCGTAGTGACTGTGTCGAGCGCCTGCAGTGGGTTAATCAGGCTCGCAAGGCCGGATGTAGCGGCAACTGCGTTTGTAGCCGCGCTAACCACCTTCGTCACGCTTGACGTAGCGCTTGTCGTCGCAACGGCGGAGGTAGTGATGTTGAGCGATTTAGTGAGTGCCGCAGCGCCCACGGTGACGCCACCAACCGATGCGGAGGCTGACTGCCTACTTGTCTTGGAGAGCGCCCCGGATGCAGACGCCGACACCGACGCCGCACTTGCGAGCTTCCAGCCTGCCGTAGCGTACGCAACTGTGGATGCGCTCGTGGAGACGGCCCCAGCCAGCCTGCTTGTCTTGGAGAGTGCTGCGGCGCTGTTTGCCGAGACGGCAGCGGCAGCGGCCATGCGGCTCGATTTGCTCGCCGTAGCGGACGCCGTAGCGGACGCGGAGATGGCACCCGCCGCCCGATTTGTTTTGCTCAGAACTCCGGACGTAACACCCGAAGCCGACACCGAAGCCGACTGGCGCGAGGTCTTGGCAAGTGCACCAGCCACGACTGCCGTGACTGTCCTACTGGCTGCGAGCTTAAACCCAAGCGAGACGTTGGCCGCTACGGTAGCCGTGCATGAGCGCGAGCCTGCAAGTGCGAAGCCCAACGTGATCTGCGCGAATGATCCGACGGTGCCGTTGCCAGCAACCGCCATGTTTTTGGTCAGCGAAGCAGACGCAGAAGGACTAGCCGCGCCAGTGATAACACCCGTTAGGTTGGGAGCTCTTGACAGCGGCGCAGCTATGCTGGCCGCGCAGTTGATGGATGCTGCGAGCGACTGGAGAATCCCGGCGCTGCCGTTTAGGGTGGCAACGTTTAGGGCTGAGCCGTTCAGCAGCATCCGTTACCCCACAATTAAGCGAAGGTAATAGACAGCGAAGCGGCTGGGAATGTAACGGTGTCAGCTTGGTTGATGGTTTTGCTGATGGTCAGAGCGCCCCAGAACAGCAAGTTACCGGCAGAGGCCGCGTCGTAAATACCGAAGTGGGTCACAGTGCCCCAAGTCGCTGCAGGGGTTGGGAAGGTAATTGCAGCGTTATTGCTGGTCTGACCACCGGTACCACTAGAGGCTACCGTCGATGCCGCAGCTTGCGTGCCAGCCCAGTTAGCTAGCGAAGAAGCCACAGACACACGAGCGTAAGAGCCACCAGAAACTTCGGTACCGCCGCCCGAGTCGGACGGAGCAGCTGTCAGCAGACCGACGTACAGCGTAGTGGTAGTGGGGGCGGTTTGGCCACGGAACAGCTGGTCGATCAGCTTGTTCTCCAGAAAATCGGACATTGCAGACATGGTTGCTCCTTATGCAAACTGTGAACGAACATTGAACTTGAGAACTTCGTAGACAGTTTGGAACTGCCCGTCAAAGTCGATTTCGACTTCGCCTTCGTAAAGGCCCGGCTCGACATCGAGTACACCGTTCGGAAAATTGAATCTTACCTGACCTGTAGTACCACCACTCACTTTTTCGCAAGTAAGGGTGTTCAATATGGTTGTTGTGTTGGCGGCGCGGAAGTACACCTTTACCACCACACCAGCCTCAGATAGATTAATAGCAGCACCGGTGGCTGGATCAGTTAGTGTGAGGCGAATGTAGGGGAGGTTGTCCCCCTGAACCAGTTTAATTTTTTCGGCCATATGCTACCTCACACTTTAGGCGCGACGCCAGTCGTGCCATTCATCTCAGTCGTCAATGCTGCTTGGAATGCGCCGTAGTGGGCTTGAGCACGCTGCGCATTACCAGCGTACTCGCTATCTTTGGTATATGCTCGGTAAAGAATATAGTCGCCCAAAACGTTGCCGTAGATATCAGGCAAGCTGATATTACCGGTCACAGCGCTATATACAGCCCCATCAGCGGGCTCTGCTATGTCCGTTGGATAGGCAGAGAACACAATTTCCACGGAGGCACCTGAAGATGCTGCTGGTGGATACACATAAAACACGCGTGGATCACGAGGATCGTACATGTAGTGCAGCACTTCGGTAACGCCAGTTAGGTTGTACCAGTTAGGGCTCTGTGTGTCCAAAATAGTCCGGTTAGTCATACGAATGGCACGCTTAGTGCCGGAGGTGTTACGGACTACATCAATTAACTTAGCGCCGGTACTAGGTAAAGCTTGCTTAGCTCCGGTTACAAGGGCCACAGTGGCGTTGGTGACCATTGAATCAGGTCTATACAAAATCACTTCACGCTGCCCATCATTGAGGTAGCGAACTAACTCAGCAACAGGCCAACGGATAGACGTATTGTCCTGCATTGTCTCAACAACGCGGCGGATGATGGAGGAAGCAGCAATGGTCATGATTTACCTCAAGCAAAAGGGCGTGCGCGTACGCGCATTGAGCCACGGACCATGCCGTAGTTACCTTCAATGCGCGAATTGTTTGTCTTCCTCGCAGCGGAGTCCAGTAGATACTGGGCCTGTGCAAAGTTTGTAAATGGTTGGTCTGGAATCTGCATAGCGCGAGCGATTGCATTCGACACGATAGGGTCAACCCAGATGTCATACAGATCATCGTCTAGCTGCGTAGCATCACGCGTAGGACGAAGATTTACCGCCACCACCACGATGTACGCGCCGTCTGGTGGTGGCGACAACATCAATGTGAACGAGTTGTCTGTGCGATCAGAGTAAAAGCCGATTGGTTTCGCTTGCCCTGTGGGCATGTCGTTGCGAATAGCTTCAAACAAACCGGGCTGCAGCTCTTCGCCATCAACCGTCACACCCATAACGCGGCTGATCTCGTGATACTTTGTAGGTGGGTCTAGGTCGTATTGCACGACACCAGCAGATGTCTTGAAAGAATCAAGATTCTGGCGCAGCACCAAAGATTTTTCGGCAAACTCAATTGCAGCACTGACCAGAACCTGATCCACCATGGGCTCTGAGCAGCCGGGTAGATACGGCAGTATTCTCGGATAGAAAGCGCTCAGAAGTTTCATGGTGGGCTACCTTATTCAGCAGCAGTGGTTTGCTCTTCTGCGGGGGGCTCCGCAGGTTTGTCGTAAGATTCTACCGCAGGTGCAGCTTTTTTGCGAGTTTTTGGCGCAGCAGCTTCTTCAGCGGCGGCGTTTGAGTGTGCGTTGGCCAGCTCTTGGCCTTCAGTGGTGTACACCCAGTCTTGGTCTACCATGCGGGCCAAAACAACGATCTTGCCGTCGATGGTAGCGCGAATTTTGTGGCCAAGGACTTGACCGCTCAGGCGGTCCATTAACTCAAGTGCGTTCATTCTTTACTCCAAATGTAAAAAGGGGCTCCGAAGAGCCCCTTTATTGTGCCACCGATTAGGCGCTGAGAACAGCGCCCCAGTTTTCACTGCCCAAGCTGATGTAAGCACCAGACATGTTAGCGGCCAAGGCCTTGGCTGCGTTGGCAGAACCGCCGTTGATCGCGCCGCCAGTGGAGGCGTACACGTTCAAAGCAGCAGCAGAGATGTTCACAATGTGAACGATATCGCCGACAGGACGCTCAGCAGGTAGTTTAACGCCATCGCTGGCGTTGCCTGTAGTCACGACGTTAACGGCACCAGACAACTGGGTAGCGCCAGCCTGAGTCTGAGTTGTACCAGCGGTAGCCGTAGCGTAGCCGCCGATGCTGCGAGCAAATTGAGTAGACATAAAAATCTCCAAAGAATGAGGGAATAGAAAGGGCCCCCGAAGGGGGCCCAGTTCATCAGCTGGCGGAACCGACTTGGGCCACGACCAGAGCTTCAGGCTTGACAGTCTTGCGACCGTACACAGCCAAACCACGGACGATATCGCCGAAGTCAGTCTGGTTACGCAGAGGCTCAGTCTTGTTCACGGTCATGGCGAAGGACATTGCTGCCTTGGTGCCAGCGACCATGGTACGACGGGCCTTGGCGCTCGACACAGTACCGCCAGTGGCGGGGTCGGTCAAACCAGCGACCAGTGCCTTGCCAGCAGCGCCGCGAGGCAGCAAGTTGGACACGTACACAGTGAAACGATCCAACATACCGATCTTGCCGCTACGGATGGTCGACTGAGCGTCGCCAGTGAAGTAGGCTTGAGCGATGTTGGATTGCATCAACAGGTGACGGTCGAAGGGGCTGATAATCAACCAGCGGCCATCTTCAGGCACGTTCTGCTCGTCCAGCACTGTGGACATACGCAGGATACCCTTGAGCACGTTCTCAGGAGTGGCTTGGTCGATGGGGGTAACGTCTGTGCCCAAGTTGTAGGCGGCAGAGATAGCACCAGCGGTAGCGCCTTCGTTGGCAGCGGCAGGGCCTTCAGTGACCATGTTGTTGAAGAACACTTCGTTTTCGATGGCGATCTTCAACTGCTTGGCAGCGTCTTCGGTGAACATGTTCATCAGGTTCATGTCGGACTGATAAGCCAGCACGTCGTTGACTTGCACGCCGAAGTACTTGCCCTTGTTCACTTGCATATCTTGGAAGATAGGAGTGGGGACTTCGTACGACAGGTTCTGGCCAACAGTGTAGTCGGAGATGCTGATCGAAGGAGCCAAACGGATACGGATGGTATCGCCTTGGTTCTTCAACTCGCCTTCGTAATCGGTGTTAGCGATTTCCGACAGCATGGTGTTCTGATAGAACTTGGCCAGCAATTTGCCGGACCACAGGGTGGGGATGAAAGCGCCGGAGTACGAGGGGTTCGTGTTGAACGGCGATTGGACGGGATATACAGCAGCCATGATGGCCTCCTAAAAAGTTACAGGTTGGGTGACACTTTGCCCACGGATTACGCTGTTACGCGACCTTCTGTGAACGCTGCATCAATTTCAGCTTCAAGTTTCTTTGCCTCATCGCTGCGCCCTTTGATACCCAGATCAGTCGCCTTGCGGAACATCTTTTCGATGTCTGCGTTGGTGTAGACCTTACCTTTTTGAGAGGTAGGGGGTGTGCTCACGGCACTGCGATTCGGCTGAATTTGACGTTCAAGCTCATCGGTTTTGTCGGCAGTGGGCTCCACGGGCTTGCTGTTCTGTCTGAACAACGCCACGTAGTGTGCTACTCCTTCAGCGTCGCCTCGGTTGAACGCTTGCTGTGC